CTGATGCAAAAAGAGGATGCCGACGGTTCCAAATACTACGAGGACGTGTCACTAAAACAACTCCTGCTATTTGACCGTTTCACTACGACAACCTACCACGAAGGTTTGAAACTTTGTGGGGTTGACGAGTACAACAAGGATAGTCTCGTTAAGACGGTTACACGCCCCGTATTGGATGAAAACGGAAACCAACAGTATGATGCCGAAGGCAACCTTATAACCGAAACAATCACAGTAACGCAACCATACGACGACCCCAAAACAGTCGATAACCCACAGACACAAGATGAATCATCACCCGACTACTACGTGCTTCCAAAGGATTTTGACAAAAACGGAATACCGATTTACACCTATTGCGAATCGGTTACGGACGACATTACGAGACCTGCAGAAGTTCCTTCGTTTGACCTACTCCGTTTCAACTTCGATTACGACACCCCGCACGAAAGCGACCTGAGTGGTTTCGGTCGTGACTTCGTTGCCGTCAATGACGATACGAGAAAGTTCATTCCGAACATAGCCCCTGGCAACGGGCAGGAAGTCGAAGGCGGATATGCCGTCGAAGACTACGTTGATTGGAGCAAGATTCTCAACTGGTTTGGTGACAACGCCAAAGGCGACATCGAGTCGTCATATACATTCAAGGCGACCATCCAGTTTGTAGAGGACACCCCAGGTGATACCATCTTCCAGTACCTCAGCAACGATGAAACGACCCTTTCCGACGGAACGGTAATTCCAGAGGGCGAAGTGTGGTTCGACTGGGGAATGATGAACGGCAGGCTATACTTCACGTACCATACGGCAAGCAAGTACAAGACGTTCGTATCGGACGTTATCAACCCGAACAAGGAAACCATCTATTCATTCTATTTTGCCCTCTATGACAAGGGAGACAAGGGAATGTTCGGTGTAAAGACCAATTTTAGCGAAACAATGATAGCCCTCAATACGGTTGAGGCTAATTAGGAGATTTCACAATGAATTTGTTTGAATCACAGATTAACCTGTTGAACATCAGCCCGACGGCAAAGCAGACCGTCATCGAACTGCGGAAGATATGCCTTGAAAGCGAAGCTGATGGCATGCCTACGATAACCCCAGGTGTTTCGAAGGACAACAGCAGGGAAGCACTTGCTGCAATCAGGGACACCGTGCGTAAGGCAGCGGGCGAGATTGGAGACAATTACTACAAGAGTGGAGAAGCAATCGTTCCTGCATACCTTGCAAAAATCAACGAGTATCGCAAGGGAATCGAACAGAAGTATGGTCCCAAGTACGGCGAAGCACTTGTTGCGGAAGCCAAAAAATACGCCCAACGCATGTCATTGCAGTAATGTGGAAGGTATAAACTAGATTTAGAAATTTATATAGGATGTCTATATGTTGAAATCTCTTTTTGAATCCTCAATCGACAAGCTGAATATCCCTGCGGATATGAAAGATGCCATCAAGAAAATCAACAATATCTGCCTCGAAGCGGAAGGTCAGGAAAAAGACCCCGCAAAGAACTATAATTACGAGGCATATCCAAACGGCAAGTCCATTATGAAGGAAGATTCCGACGAACGGGTTGCTGCCCAGAAGAAAGATGCGGAAGCCACGAAAAACGGTCAGGAAAAAGATACTTCCGTTAATGGAGTTGACCCTGACGTAGAGAAAACTGCCAAAAACGGCTGGAACTATGATGTAACCGAAGACATCAACAAGAATTCCAAGGAAGAAGAAAAAACAGCCAAGGAAGAGAAGAAAGAAACGGAAGAAAAAGGAGAAACAAAAAACGCCGCCCCAAAGTACAGGGCAGATGTCGCAACCGTCCAGTTTTTCCTCAACGCAACAGAACCTAACAAGAAGATTGCCGCAGACGGAATGCTAGGCCCGAGGACAATAGGTCTTATTCAGGAAACAGAAGACCTTAAACCAACTGGCAAGATGGACAAGGAAACTCAGGAAGCATTCAACAAGCTTCTTGCCGAAGCCAAGGAAAAGGTCAAGGCTGTCCAGGCAAAACTTGGTGTAACCCAAGACGGCCTCATCGGAAAGCAGACGCTCTCCGCATTGCAGAAGGCTAATATGCAGGTGGCATCTGTATTCAGCGATAACCCTCAGGTTCCTGCAAATACACAGCCAGCTCAACAGCAAGTAGCACAACCACAGCAAGCTCAGCCTCAACAACAGGCACAAAATGTAACTTCCATTAAGTTTAATGAAGCACAGGCTACACAACTTCTTAACAAAAAAACCATATCCCAGCAAGAATACAATATCTGGAAGCAGTACGGTATCGCCCCGATTTTCCAGAGGCAGAACCCGCAAGGAACTCAAACTCAGATTGCCGCAATGCAACAGAAACAGAAGGAAGCAAATACTGGAACCCCTGTTGGAAAGTCTGTCACTTCCATTCCGTTTGACGAAGCAAAGGCTCAGCAGCAGTTGAAATCAAACCAAATCAAACAGCAAGAATATAACATCTGGAAGCAATACGGAATTGCACCGATTTTCCAGAGAAAGAACCCGCAAGGAACACAGGCTCAGATTGCCAAGGCCCAGCAGGGAAATAAGCAACAGCCACAACAGCAACAACAGGCTGCACAGCCACAGCAACAAGCTGCACAACCACAAGCTCAACCGCAACAGCAGGCTCAACAGCAACAGCAGAACCCGAAGCAACCCCAAGGTTCGACGCAGTACCTGTCAGGAAAGATATCTTACATGAATCTTCCCCCAGACGAGAAGAAGGTTTATGACGATGCCGAAAAGAAAGCTCAGGCGGAATATCTAAAGAAAGGAAATAACGAACAAACAGCATACACCAAGGCTCAGATGAACGCACAAGTTGCGGTTCTCCGATACAGGCAGAAGAAAGGCAAAAAAGCCTAATCACTATCAACAGATTAACATACACCCACGGGTTATCCCGTGGGTTTTTCATTTATAATCTACCCGAGGATATAAACTATAGTCAGAATTCATGATTGAGCTGGCATACAATGACATTATTCGAATCATCACTACGTAAACTGAATCTTCCTAAATGCGTCATAGATGATATTGTTTCCATACGGAACATCTGCATGGAAGCAGAGCAGCCGCAGCCAGCACAGCCTGCTCAACCACAAGCGGCGAAGCAACAGAACGCCACCACAGCACAGAATAACCCGCAGCAGGCACAGCCTACGGCGAACGCTCAGGCACAAACTACACCTCAACAAGCTCAAGCACAACCGAATACTCAGGAGAATACTCAGGCACAAGGGCAACCACAGGGTAATCAGGCAAACAAACAAGCACCGCAGAAAGAAAACAATCTAACCGAGGACCAGATAGATTCTAACAAGCTGATGGCACAATTCAACAACTATCTCGAAGGATGTAAAGAAAATGTCAAAAAGGCTTTGGCGACCCAGTTTGGCGAAAACGCCAATGCAATCATAAATGAAGTCAACCAGTATGTCAAATCAAATACACCAATCAACTTTGATGAAGAAATCGTCCCGCTGCTCAAAGTAAACGGAAAATTCGCCGACCAAAAAGTGGTCGATGATGTTAAGCAAAGGCTTCAAAAATACTTCGGTTTGAAGATAGCAACTGCCGAACAAGAACCCAATGAAACGCAGGAACAACCGAAACAGCAAAATGCTGCACAGGCAAACCAGCAACCAGCTCAGCAGCAAGGCAAAAAACAGCCTGCTCAACCTGCCGTACAACTCAGGAGCCTATCTCATTAACTAACTCATCTATATTCAAGTCAGATGCGTTATATTTATTTACATAGACGCTCTTGAAAAGTTTCATCGTAACTTTATTCAGAAGGTTTGCCAACGCCCTCTTTTCCTCCTCACTGACATCACAGGATGACATAAAGATGCAATGCTGGTCTATTGTAGCATTGTTGTTAAACAAGGTTATATCAACTGGTTCGCCCGCAGTAAGACCAGCCTTTTCGTACATATGCTTTGCAATTTCGTTTTCCTTCTCGACGGTAAGGCAGTTTACATAGAACTGGTCAAGCAGCATTTCAAGAAGGCGAGTTCCGATTCCTTGGCCCCGCTCAGACTCCTTCACGGCAAAATCACATAGGAAATTGACATTGCCAGACTTGACTACAAGGGCCTTAGCCACCCCAGGTTCACCCTTTTTTGCATAGGCTGGGTAGGCTATGATACGATAAACATTGTCCATTGGCTGTTTTATTGATAAACTTAGGTCGGTCATGTTGAAATCCGCTTTTCAGAATATAGTTTATAGCGAGGTTTAAACGAAGTCTTATGGTATCTAAATATATTTACTTTGCAGCGAACAATATGGTAGAACATCCGCTCTACATGAAGAGTTTTATTCTGGGCGAAACAGACGACATTCTTACCCGCCAGCATCAATACAATGTCATGCAAAAGGGAATCCAACAGATACCAACTGGAACGCTAACCTCGGTCGATGGTCAGGATGGACTCATCTTCCCATTTGTCGATTACTTCAAGCTTACAATCAACGCTGTTGAAAACACGAAGAACCGTCACGACACATTCATCCACGATATCATGTTCCACGAACGACCGTTCAAGGATTTGATTTACCACGTAAAGGATAAACTACTGATGAACACCAAAGAAGCATTTGCGTTCTATGACACAAGAGACTTCATCAGGGATATCGAACGGATTAAGGACTTCCTTATAGAGAACCTGACAAGCTACGGTCACTATACTGTTATGGAATACAAGTTCACGTAAGGTTAAAATGGAAGTAGAACTACATACCACAGCAGAGGTCAAGGAACTCCTCTCCAATATGGAAATCATCAAACGGTTTCCGATGATTTGCTACGAAAAGGATGAAAGCCGTCTTGATGGTAAAACAGCAAGTGAAATCATGGACGAAGCGAAAACCATGGAATACACGGGCGAGTGGATGGTGTTCACCAGCATGGGAGTAATCATCGGACTTGCCTGTGCACAAATCGAAGATAAAAAGACACGAAACCTATCCCTGAAGGAATTTGAGGTTGCAACCGATGCACAGGGAAACGGTTTCTCAAACATAATGCTGAACTACGTGTTCAAGTATGCAAGGAACCACGGTTGTCAGTACATCACCCTGATGGCATTTGATGACAATGCATTCGAATACTGGAAGCATCAAGGGTTTACCGTATCAACGAAGTCAACACCACGACTACGTCTATTGTTCAAAAAAGTCTAATACAAGTAGATGAGTGGCGTGTACGGTTCGGGGTGTTCCCGTGCGTATTCCTCATTGTGCCGACGCATCTGCATGTAGAGCAATTTAAAACATACATCGACATCATCTTCGCTTAGCGGAAGTAGAGGACTGTCATCTGTTGTAAGCAGATATCTCATTGTTCATCACCATGCACATTCGTTAATTGCCTCTGCGGCATCCCACTCGTCCATATCTTCAAGAACTTCTTCTGGCGTCCATGACAAGAATTGTTCAACAAAAGGGCGAACCTCTTCCCGTGTTTTATTAGGCTGGAAATCCCGAAGGATGATGTCGATTATATCTTCTTTATCCATGAAAGTTCTCCTAGCGGATAGGGAATAGTTCAGTTTCCTTGGCCCAATACTTGATTGGAAGGTGGTCACGCAGCAAACTTTCCGTGCTGATAAAGTGCCACTTCTCTTTGATACGGACCAGATATTCAACCCCATGGTCCATACATATTGGGCAAGTGTGGTTGTCGAGAATATCGCTATTCTTAATCGGTTTTGTAAACCAATGTGTAAAATTGAGAGATGACAACTTCGCCAACGGAGTGTTAGCATCAATCCAAACAAGGTCGTAACAGTCTCCATTACCTGTGAAAATATAGTTAGCCCCATCACCGAAAAGCTTAGGCACGTTTAGAGCGTCCGCATCTGGATGCAGGGAAACCCACTTGTACGGATTACCTTTT